TACCGTATCTATGCTCTATGTACTTAATACCTAATGCTACCTGTTGTATTGGGTTCTTACTTAACATAATCTCATTACGCATTTGAGGTATCCCATAGTGTGAACCATTGCGTGCTTCAGGTCTCCAGTTAGATTCCTTTGTGTATAGCTCTACTATGCAGGTGTACTGCTTATTGTCATTTAATGCTGCTTTTGCATATTGTTTAGGTGTAACCGTAATAACGGATTTCTTTGTAGTTATAGCTTGTGCTGTATCAACCTCTATGGCGGTTGTCTCTAGTAGCACTAGACATAGAAGTGTCCCAAACGCTATAGCCCACGAACTCGCAAGCTCACCCCTACGGGGCTTGCGTTCGGGCTTTAATAGCCCGCCGAAGGCTAGTAGCGTACCATGCTTGTCAAATCGCTTTACATAACCGCAGGTCAGACGGCGTGTCGTATCTCTTACTTTACATAATGTAGATCGCTTACCCATAACCTTCACTCCAATCATGTTCACAGTAATTGCAGCTGTGAAAGTAATTATTGTTATATTTAGTGGTTGTTGTGTTATACCCTAGGCACTCGGGGCATTGATCTTTGCGCATATTGAACAGCTTAAACCTTCCATTTTCCAAGCCCCACATTTAAGACATCTAACTGGCTCGACCATTTAACACCTTTACTAATTCTCCTAGCGGCATTAGTGCTACATAGTCCTCAGCGTTCTCGCCTTGACCGTTCATGCGTAGCACTACTATGCCTAGTTTGTCTGACTGCCTTAATTTTAACTGCCTAATGGCTGACAATGGGTCAAATCCTGTGCGAGCCTTGACCTCAATATCAAAGGGTATGCCAATCACATCTGAGCCTGTGCGCCCAGCCCCAGCGGATTCAGCATACGGATACCATTGTTTAAGGTAATCAGCTACAACTTTCTGTGTCCGATAGCCTCTATGTTTGCGGTGTTGGCTCATCTTTACCATGTCCAAAGTTGACATGATTGATAACTCCACAGCTGTAACACTTGTAAAGATCACCCTCATGGATCATGCGTGGGTCATTACATAGTTCACAGCACTCTGACAGGCTGACGATCTCAGCCATTGCACCGTCATCTGTTAATGTAACTTTAAGACCGTCAGGGTAAATCAATTCCATGTCTCCCATTTATTTATCCTGTTCGCCGAACGACCACTTGCCATTAGCGGTAAGTCTGCCCCACTTAGGCTCGCATTGATCTGCTTTTGATTTTTCTGTGCAAACAAAACCGTAATATGGCTTGTTTGTTTTTGCTGAAGTACCTTCTCGCCTAATCATCTTGCCATGGGCGCACTCGTAGGTGACATCAAGTACTTCACCGCCTAATGCAGCGGCTACATCCTCAACTTGCCATTGTGCAGGCTCAGCCTTTGCTTCAGGTGCAGACCAAGGATTGTTTTTAATGTCAGTCCTGAGTGCCATTTCCACAGCTCTCGACTTTGAACCTGCGCTGCTATACATAGGCTTTACAGCTTCCATTTCAGCCTTGTTAGCCCTAGGTGCTTTTGTACCGTCCTTCATGGTGCTGTACTTAGGGTCACCTGTGTTAGTTATAGCTCTTGCATAAGCAGAGGTTTCTGCCTTTTCAATAGCAAATTGAGTAGCCAATGATTCACCAGCTAGTCCGGTCACCCAAGGCTCTTGATCTGCCCATGTGCGATAAAGATTAACTTCAACAAAGACAAACCCGTCAGTTTGTTCATGAAATGACTTCATGCGAAAGTCAGGGTTTTCTTTTGCAAACAGCTCTATTCTTTCCTCAGCTGTCATGTACTTATCTAAATCAAAATATGCCATAGTCTATTTCGTCCAATCCTTGGGCGTACGCCTGTTGCTGTTCCAAAGTCCAAGTACTGCCGTCATGCCAGCGTTCCAAGTCTGTTCTGCATGGTTGGCAATAATTTGTGTACTTTCGTGTCGCCTTTCGGCTTTGGCTAATCGTCGTGAAAATTGCCAAGATCTGACCTTTGAGATTATGCGCCCCATAACGAGCTTTACAGTAGTCACAGTAATTTTTAGTCCTGTTCAGTATAATCATGTAGCTCTGCCATTATTTTCCTATACACGCAGGCGTATCCGATAATGTCTTTGAGACTGTCATCATGGTGTGGACTTTCGCTGAGGCGTGAAACCTTGACGAGCAACATACACATGGCTGCTTGCTCTGGACTAATGTAAGTGTCCAAATAACCTGACCATAGTTCTGAGATTCGTCTGTGGTTCGTAGCTGCTGAGCCATAATCTGAACCTCTTGACGCAACAATTCCACTAATTTCTGTGAGCCACTCATCAGTTTTTTTCATAGTCAAATACCTCATCTTGTGCAGTTCGTTTGACTGCCTTGGCTGAAGCATAACCATTGACCCAACCACGCTGTTTGCCTATGTTAAAACCTCGATCAAAGCCGAAGTAGTAAGCACAGTAAGAAAGCCCAGCTGTGTAGAGCAAAATACTTATAGCTGTAAATGTAGACATGATTTCCTTTCCTGTCCCAAATCCGTTATTTGGGTACGACAGTAGTATGCGCTTGTAATCATGGTAAGTGTAGGAACTGACAGGCGTGTCCTATAACGCTTTTGTTACAAAACCCCTATTGCGTCAAAGTCGTCAATATGGTCATCAATGGTTCTACTAGGCTCTTTTCCCATAGACCTTACCTTCAAATATAAAACTACCGTCATGGTTAATTGGGATTGTGACCACCGTCACACGATTAGCGTCTACATACGCAACAGCAAAGCCTGACTGCCAGTTGGCATAGCCCCTTGTGTAGCTCATACCGCTACTAGATAGGTCAACTAGGTTGCCTACCTCTACACCCTGTAATACACGCCCTAAACGCCCATTGTGGGCTTCTGAGTAGGACATCTGACCTAGCCTATGGGTGTGACCACAGACCACATTTTTACCTATGCGGCGTGCGCCGTTTAAGGCTGTTTGCCCAGCATTGTTAGACATAGGGAAAGCGTCGCCATGAGTGACATGCCAACCTTTTGCCCAGTCAAATCCGTATGGGTGAAACTTGATGTTGAGCTTGTCATATCCCATAAAACGCTCATACTTGAGTTCGGGTAAGTTAAGAAAACTTGGGAGTCTTTTCTTGATTGATCTGTATAGTCTAATTCCATGATTGCTACCCACTATGTCTGTTACTCCCAAGTAAGTTAATACCTCTTGGGTAAAGGTTCTATCCTCGTCTAAGTTGCCAGCCATTTCATCAATGGTATTGGCGTTAAAGCTGCCAAGTTGAGGTAGGTCGACTTCATCTCCGACCGATATTGTTTGATGAGGTTTCCACTTGCCTAGAAACCTGCCTACATTTTTTACAGCTACTTCGTTAATAAATGGTGCTTGTAAGTCACTTATGAACGCAATGCGCTTAATAGGTTAGTCCTCGTCCTCGTCGTCGTCTTGAAAAGGTGTAATGTCAGTATCAGCTGTTGTAGGTATTAACCACTCAGGCATACTGTTCTTGTTATCCATTAGACCTAATGCAATCTCGACGGTGAAACCTGCTCTGCGTAATGCTCTAAAATACTCATTAAGCGCAATGGCGTGCTGATCTAGTGCAGTAGTCTCTAAGCGAGCTACTGATCTTTTTCTGCGTGCAGGTTTCTTTTTGGCTGCCATGTTTTAATTGTCTCTCGATAGTATGACAAATAGGTCATCAACACGCCGTTCTAAGCGATTGATCTGATCTTTTATGCTTGACCCTCCATTGGGTCTAAGTTCATTTAACCAGCCCTTGACTAAGAACCTAAGTCCTACTGCAAAGCCAGTAAATACAGTTGTTATTGCGGCACAAATAGCGGCAATTTCTACCGCTGTCATTACTCTTTTGCGCCTATGCCAAACTGTGTGTCATCAGGATTTAATGCACGCAGTAAAGGTGCGATGAAAGCAACTGCAAAGGCTTTCCATAGCTCTGAAGGCGCAAGGTCAGGTTGTGTTACATAGATTGTAGCTAGACAAACAAAAGCTGATCGTCCATAGCTGTTAATCATTGCCCAATGTTTAGATTTCATATTTTGCCCCCTAGTAGTGGTATGTCAAAAAAGGTACTGTCATTATCGGAAGCCTTGGTAAAGCTGCAATGTATGTGGTGATTGTGCGGTGAAAACCCTTTGTACTTACGCCAACGCCAACCCAGTACAGGGCTAGCGATACGACCTAAATGAATTACATAAGATATGCGTCCACTATTTTTCCCGTAGAGTCTAAGCTGATCTGCCAAATATGCTGAATCCCCTTTGTTGTCAGAAAGGCTAGCGTCAATGTCAATAGCTCTAACGACGCCGTTGGACTTCGGGTCAGGTATATGGTCTGACTTACCTGCCTGTTGATGACGCAGATCAGCCACCCACCCGTCGCTGCGCCTGCTACGACTTGGGTAAGAATCATCTATCTGTTCACGCAGCTGTACTGCGCTCTTGGACAACCATGGCTTCATTAGGAAAGTAGTAAAGCAGCTTCCTCAGCTGTGATACCTAGCTTGGCTAGTAGTTCAGCCTTAGCCTCTGCCTTAGCAGCAGCGTCAGCGTCAGCCTTAGCCTTGTCTGCTTCTGCCTTTGCTCGGTCTGCTTCTAACTGCGCTACTTCCTCATCAGTTAGTTCAATCTCAATCTGCTCTTTAGTTTCGCAGTTGATGATTAGTTTAGTTGGTTTTGTCATGTTTCTCCTTTATGAGTTTTTAATGCCGTATAAATATGCGGTTGAGTATTGTTTAAATGTTCCAGTATCAGGGCTTAAAGCGATGCTAGTGATTGCGGCAGTCTGAGACCAAAGACCAGCCGTAAAATTTACTTGAGCAAAAGTAGCATTGTTTTCTGCTACGGCATCAACAGAAAATGATTTATTATTTGCGCCAGCATAATTTGGAATATACATAGCAAGGTTAGAAAATGTAGAAGCCGTTGCTCCATCTCCTATTACTTCTCCAACAAAATTTGAAGGAGTTGTCCAAGAACCACCTGAACCTGAGCCAGTTCCGCCTAAACCGCGAATTGAAAAATTAGCCGTTGAGCCATTAAACGCAGCAGTGCAATAACCTTGCACATTGCCTGAAGTTGATCTTAAAGACACAACAAGACAAATATCTGTATAAGTTGCAGGAATAGAAGTGAATTCTATAGTGCTTGAACCACCTGAACCTACTATTACTGACCCAATAATCTCAAATGTATTAGCCATTATGCCGCCTCAATTCCGTAAAGGGTGCAGGTTGTTCCTGCGGCTATGTTGGTATAACTAAAAGTTAAAGAGTTAATTGCATTTGTATTACGCCACATGCCAACAACAGCAGATGTATTTGCTGAAGCATCATTTGATCGGGATAATACTGTTTTGTATGTAGTCGTATTTGCATAATTCATTATGCTCATAACGGCTACTGATTGATTTGTTGAAAAATAAGCAGGTGCAATTAAAGTGTTATTTGTATCTCTAGTGCTTGCAGCAGTTGAGCCTGTGCCATAAACAACTGTTCGTGAATAATTGCTACCGCTATCGCCATTAAATCTTAATGCAATATCAGCCTGAGATGAATAAGAGCCAGCCAACACAATTATTAAATCAGTATAAGTTGAAGGAATTGACGAAAATGTAATTGAGGGCGAAGCAGATCCAAGTGTTGTTGTTGCTATCGGTTCATAAGTTGCTGACATGTTAGTCCTTTATTCCGTATAGGGCGAAATGAGAATACTCGGTTATAGTTGTTGAATCAGAAAAAATTAATCTTAAAGAAGTAATTGCTGAGGTACTGCGCCAACTTCCTGAAGCCAACCAAATAACTCCGCTTCCATTTTTATCAATACCCGCTAAAGTTTTAACTGTTTTATATTTTGAAGTTGAGCCATAATCTAAAACATCTACTACTGCGCCAACATATGAGGTTGAGGATTGGCTTGCAATATCTGTGTAAATAAATGTTGAATTAGCGAGTGCGCCAGCACTTACGCTAGAACCATCACCAACTAAGAAATGCGTTGAATAATTTGAACCAGTATCGGTGTTAAAAGTTAAAACTGTGTTAGTGTTGTTTGTTCCTGACCGTAGTGCATATCTAATTTGCAAATGCTTATAATCTGATGGAATTGAAGTAAATGAAACGCTTGAAACTCCACCTGAACCTACTGTAACTGTGGAAATGGATTCATAGGAACTAGGTGCAACAGGAGGTGCGCCAGCACTTAAAGTGCCAGCGACAATGTTACCGATCATTAGGCAATGCCACCTACGACATACCAAGTATCAGTAGCAGTTTTAATACAGACCGCTGTTTTGTATTGAGCCAAGGTTGGTGCAGCGGCTACTGCCCCAGCTGAAAGAATTGTAGTTGTACCTGAAGTTACTGCGCTGATTGTGCATAAACCAGCACCAATGTTAAGAATAGTTATAGCTGTACCTATTGGAAACGCTACTGAGGCGTTTGTAGGTATCTTGAAGGCAACAGCTGTGCCTTTGTTCATTAACTCTAATGTTTGATAAGCGTCGCCTATTACAGCTGTGTAGTCGTCTGTGTTGGCTGCGCCTACTGTAAAAGAGGTCAAACCGTTAAACATTGCCGCTGAGAGGACATCACCTGTTGAAGCTGGAAAACCTGTTGCCATTGTATTACTCCTTAGTAGCTTAGTATATCATCACCGAGGACGCCATAGGTGGTGTTACCTATGATAAACCCGTCTGTGATTGGTTCAAGTGTGGTAAAAGTACCCAACCAGCGGTTAGGGGTTATATCCCAAGCAACACCTTGCACTTGCAAGTTCTTGGTGATAGTTGACCCGTCAGGCTGGATATTGGATATATCAACATTTTGAAAATAGTCAATGTTTAGCATTGTGCCAGTAGGCACAGCTGTGTCTAATAAATCCACAGTCATCTCGTCAATGCGGATAGTGGTATCTGATCTAGTTGCCACATAAATACGGGCTATGTTGTTGGCGTCTGTGTCTGTCTGCACGACTAGATCATTGTAGTTAACGCTATGTGGGAAGTAAGTAGCCACACTACCTGCGTCCTCAGCAAATTGAGCAGTACCACCAATACGGGTAATAGTGGCTTGGTTAATAATCAACTTGTCGTCAAAGGCAAACTTTAGATTTTTGTAGGGTATATCGCCTGTCTGATTAAACTCAATAGGTGTGCCACCAGCTGAACTAATAGTGCTGGCTCTGTTCTTAAATACTGCCTGACCTTCGGCGTCCATGTAGAAAGCACCCTGCTCTGAAAACTCTGCATTGATAATTGCAGTTAAGGCTGTGCGAGTTGTTGCAGGGTCAGCCTGACACAATGAGTTTCCAGTCTCTATTGACCTTAAACTGTTTGGGAAATCTACTGTGTCTAATATTTTGCCTATGCGCTCACCTGTGTCATCACCATTGGCTGAGCCTGTGACGGTTGTAATGTTGGCTAGGTTAAACAAACGAAAACCGTCAACAGCTGTTATATCTACATAGGACACATTTTCTGCTTGGTCATAGGTATAGGCATAGGTTGTTGTATATCCGCTAA